CCGAAGGTATACCGAGCGACGCTTTAACGAGACTAACGGTCGTATAGTTTGGCATTACTTCTTAGGTGCCGACTTTTTAGCGGGCGCCTTCTTTTTAGCTGGCGTTTCCGCTACCGGTTTACTGATTCGGCTAGCTGCCTGTTTTTCCATTAAACGTTCGTTGTGGCTCATAAGTTCCTAACGAGTTGCGGCGGGGACCGGGCCAGCCATGTAATTGGCCCGGCCCCTACCTAGTGCCCTCTAATTGTTAGAAGGTCGGTGCTATAAGACCGGTTCCAGTAATTGCGCTAATCGCTTTTGGATAGCGACCTGGCACGAAACCAACATAAGAATAAGCGACAAGCGTAAGCGTAAGGTTTAGCCCCGCTGTTTCGTCCATTCTCATAAACATTGGTCCGCCGTCTTCAAACAGCAGCATGTCGCCACGAGACACCACATAGATGGCGTCTTCTGTTCCGGCTCCAAGGTCGGTCCTTATGTTGGCATCAGTAACGATTGGGATACCCGCTATTTGTGTGCCGGTGTTTCCATAACCCGCTGCTGGGCCGGTGCCCATAGCGTTTTGGGGAACGTTAGCCATAGGCAACACAAGTGGCCTTGATTGTCCGTCTACGGCGGCTTGCAGATAAGCGAGGCGTCGAGGATGCATAACAATAAGGTCAGGTGCCCGGAAAATGCCGGTGTTAATTTGCTGAATAGCGTCTAACAGTTTTGGGTAAAGCTCTGCAACTGTTGGGCTTGCGTCGTTATAAGTAACAGCGTTAATGCCTGATACCTGCGAAATGCCGAGAAGTTGACCAGATGAACCTGAACCGTTAATAAGTTGGTTGTCTAACACGGTTGACATAGCGCCGGCCATGTCTCCAGTGATAAGGGCGTCTATTCCGGTTCCCCGTTCCATTGCTTGGCGGCTGATTTGTTGCGCTGATGCAATAGTGCTGATGTTGCTTGTTAGCAAGGTGTCGTCGACGTCTGTTTCACTGACTGCGCCGTTTTCGCTGGCTTGTACCGCTGCGCTTGCCCCGGTCGTGACACGCGAAATGTTGAGTGACATTCCAGAATCTGGAAGTGGTAGCGCTCGACACTGGTCAGCAAACGGACGGCCAGCCCTAGCTAGCGGTGCTGCGAGGTCTACCAAATATTGAGGCACGACGAGCCCAGCAAAATTTGAGGTGTCGCCGTCCCTGTTTTCCATTTCGACTTGGTGTCGTTGGATACGGTTAATAGCGCCCTGATCTTTAGCTACCTGTGAGTCAATGAAGTCCCGAATAAAAGACACGTCTCGTTGATTGTCTTGGCGATAGGTCAGCGGTTCTTCTTTAACTACTGCTTGTCCTGTCGCTAACGGTGTCTCTGGGTTTTCTGCGTTCAACGCTCTAACCTCTGCTCTCATTGCGTCCGCTTTTAGGGTCGCTTCTTGCATGTTTCGTAGATCGTCAATCCGGCGGTCTAGTTCGCTAGCTCGACTTTGGAAGTCGGCCAGGTTCTTGTCTTCGTCTTCGGTAAGGTCGCGGACTTCGTCAGCGGCTCGGTTTACTAAAGCGGTTTGCATTGCCGAGATTTCGGCACGTTCTCCTATTAGTTGGTCTAGCAGTTTCATAAAATGCTCCTGTGTCACGTTCGGTTTACAAAGGTGTCGACAGGTGCTAGTGCGGCGTGTCGTCGGCGTTCACTAAAAACCTTAGCGCGTGTTAACTCGACAGGCGACGACCAATGTCAGCGTTAAAAGCGTCGTGCCATTTATTGACGTAATCAGTCCATTGCTCCGGGCGTTCTAACGACGCCCGTTTTTGGCAGGTTGCACGATCAGCGTAGATTAATTTCATTTCGGCGCCAGCGTCTAAAAACGGTTGCCGACGTTGTTTTGTGCTTCCGCCAGTTACAAAAATGATTTGTTGAGGGGTTTCGACATGCTTTAATTCTTTCAAAATGCCTCTAACCGCTGCATTAGTTACCGCCATGCCGTGTTTCGTGTGGTTGTGGCTTTCTAAACCTGAAATGGCGCTATGTAACTGGTCGCGCTCTACTACTAAGTCACCTGGCCTACGAATTTTGTTTGCGTAAGTTGATTTGCCTGCACAAGGCGGCCCATAGACACAAACAAGTTTTGCCATGTTTACGAGTAATCGGCGCTTAAAAGATGACGCCAGCGGGCGAGTCTTGGCGCTGTTCTTTCGTCGTCCGGATCAAATGCGCGAGCTGCGATTAGTTGTGCTTCGCCGTATGCGGGCGCTGTTGGTGCTGTCAGTAACGCTACGTGGTCTAGTTTCGCTTCGACTCGTGTCAGGTGTCGGCGTCCGTCGTGTTTGCTTTCTTCGTTACGGATAGGCACAAAACCAACTGAGAAACCAGACACGTAACCGTTTTTGGCTAGCTCTAATGCTTCTCTTGCCCGTTCGGTTGGTGCTACCTCAAAGTCAGCTATGAGACCGTGCTGGTCTTTTTCCCATGCGGCGCTACGTCCTATTGGCATGTTTTCCCGGTCGTGCCCATGCATAAGCGGGATATTGTTGCCACGTTCTTTTATTGACTTGTCAAACACGCTTTTACCGAAACGTTCTACAAAGTTTCCGGCGTCGTAGGTTGCGTTCCATGGTGCGACTAAAGCAACTATGTGATGTTGCCCGCCGTCTTCTCTTACTTCGATGTCGGCTATGTCTAGCGTTCGGTGTTCTATGTTCATGATTACCCTAAAAGGTCGTCGTGAGCGACTGAAGCGGTCACGTTTTCTAGGTCTCGGATTTCGTCCACGGTTAACCACCCGCCTTCAATAGCTGTTTTATGTGCTGCAAAACGTTCGTTACGTGAACCCCTGATCAGAGCGTCAATATTTAACATGGCCTGTTGGCCACGCGGTAGCACAGTGCTAAACGCTTGCTCGACACGCACAAACCATCCACGTAAACAGAATCGAACAAAGTTCATAGAGTCCTGTTGAACGTTTTGGTAGGTCATGCTGCCACCTTCCGATGGCACGTTCAACATGTGAGACGGCACTTTAAACATGGTCGTAACTTCGCGAGCTGAGTTCACTCGGGATTGCACAAACTCTAAATCTTTAGGCGATAGTTGCAACGCCTGATATTTGATACCAGCAGACAACACGGCAGGTGAGCGTTGCCGTCCGCCGTGAGCCGCCACAAAAGCGCTTTTAAGGTCGTTTGCTTCGTCTCTTGTCAGTTCACTGTCAGCTTGCAAAACGCCGGTAGGTACTGCGCCCGTCGTGTAAAAGTCGGCGGCCATTTCTTCGCCCGCTATCGCTATCCCTAACGAACGGCGGCTAGCCGCTACAACACCTAGACCAGTTGTTGCTCCTGGCAACGTAAGACCCCGAATATGCAACACGTCTTCAAAAGGCACACGGACGTTGTTTACTAAATATTCGATAGCGCCGCTGTTAGTCGTGTTCACAGCTACGGCGTTAGGGTTTAACGGTATAGCGGTTTGTGGAAAGCCGAGACTGTCTCGGTCCCCAAGAAGACAGTAGGCGTTTCCGTCTAACAATAAACTAGTAACAATGCTTGAAATGGTGTCGATTCGTGTCGTGCTTGGGTCGGGTTGTTCCAATATGCGTGGGGTAGGTAAAACGATTTCGCCTCGCCGGTAAGCGTGAAACGGTAAAGAACCAATCGAATCGCTAATAAGTTGGACGCATGCGTACACGGTCGGGATAGTTAGCGACGATGTGCTGTTAACTGTTAACGGTCCAGTTAATGGTTGTGGTTGCATACCGCGAGACGGAATAACAAAATTTACGTCCCTGTTTTCGGTTTGCCTGCCTCTTAGTAGTCGAGTAATCACATAAATGTTCTTTCAACGACGACGCCCAAGAACATTAGCGCAGCACATAGCACAAGCCCTAAGCCCGCCATTCCGCCAAGTGAATAAGCGAAATAAGAAGCGAGCCCAAAACTTATGAGCTGTAAAAAAGTTCCTAGCATCTAATAGATTTTCGGTCTTGGTGGGACTACCACTGGTTCCAAGCGTAGTGCAACATCCACGGCCATTATGGAAGCTACAGCGGCGTCAATGCGTCGCTTGCTTTGCCGGCTCTCTTTTGTGACCCGGACACCGTAACGGTCAGACCGTGTGTGGCAGTTAGAAACGTGCCGTGATAACGCCGGGTCGTGGTCGTGCGACAGTGTCCGAGTTAATACCAGTTCGGTAAATTGTGAGCACGCCGGAACCATGCGCTTAGGGCTTTGCGGATATTCGATAAGCTGAGCGCCCGTCAAAGATTCAATTTGTAGCATGGCGTGTTGCATCGCGAAGGGATCGTAAACAACGGCTCTTGGTGACCATTGTTCGATAAGTTTAATTAGTTGGTGAGATACTTCGTCGAGCGGTACTCGCCATGCGTCGTCTGCTCCGATTGGTTTTTCCCAGAGTTGGAGGACACGTAAACGTTTGTCGGGTGTTGCTGCGACTATTACGGTTGAGTCGTTAGCAAAGCTGGCGTCTACTGCGAAAACTACGTCGTCTTCGCCGGGTTCTATTGTTGCTTCGGGGCAAGCGTCAAACTGTTCCGCTGAAAGCCACTGTTCCCGGTCTTTTGTCCATTGCCCCAAATGAAGCCGCCTAAACTCGCCCTCTGGTAATTGTAGAACCTGAGATTGTAGATACGTGTCGTCTATCCAATCATCAAACGCCGGATGATAACGCCACGCCGCTAAATCGTCGTGCGCCATATCTTCGGGCGGCGGATTCCAATACGACCACCACGTAGGGTCAACGATTTCCCCGGCTTTGACTCGTTTGTCATATTCGACAAGATTCCACAAAAACGAGTCGTCGCCGCTGCCAGGTGTCGTTATGTGAACCAACATCGACTGTTTACGAGCACCTGAACCCGATAACAGGGCTTCGGTTAGTTCGCCGTCTTTGTGTGCCCACGTTTCGTCAACAATACAAAACGTCGGGTTAAGCCCGTGAGCTAGCCGCCCGTCACTAGATAACACTCTGAGCACGCCACCCGATAAAGGGCAATACAGAGAGTCTTTAAAGACTTCTACGGCTGAAGCTAAATCGGGTTCTAACTCAATCATGGCTTTTATGTTGTCAAGGACGATCCGGGCTTGATCTTTAGACGCTGCGACGCAATAAACTTCTGGCGCCCATTCTCCCGAAGCAATTAACGCCCATAGGGCTATGGCGCTTAACAGCTCCGATTTACCGGCTTTTCGGGGCAACATCACTAAACAATGTTTGTGGCTCCATAACCCGTCGTTGTTGGTTTCAAACAAGCCGTTAATGATTTCTTGCTGAAACGGTCTTAGTTCGATGTATTGGCCGGCGAGGTCGCCTCGGTGATGTTTACAGAACGTTTCGACAAATTCGGCTACGTCTGCGCCCAAACTGGTTTTTGTTGTCATTTCAGCCACCTGTCCAGCTTGCTTGTGATTTCTTTTGTGGTAGCGACCGTAAGCCCTAGTTTTCCACGGCTTAACGGGTTTAGACCTAGGTCACTAAAAAAGCCTCTTTGTACTTCTAAGATTTTGCGGGCTTCTAACGAATACGCTAAAAAGGTTTCGTCTGTTTCTGCCAGCTCCATTCTCCGTTTAACGTCTGCGTACTGGTCATGTAAGCGGCATAACTGAGCTAAAGCGAATAAATCTGACTCTGAGACCCATAAAGCAGCGGCACGAGTCACTTTTACCCAAAGTTCAGTTCCGGCGGTTCTTAAGTCAGGTGGAACCATTGGCGGACCGTCAACC